GTCATAATTTTATCTTGTTCAGTTGCACTTTCAAAAATAGGTCTGAAACCGTCACCAAAGTACGCTTCTTGTCCGTAAACAACATTGCCACCTGGCCCTGTAAAGTCAGCGTCTTGTTGTCCTTTTCCTTCAGCAGCGACAGAAGTAAATGTTTGTTGAATGTTTCTTAAAGCATCTACATCTTCTTGTAATATAATACCTGCATCCAATTGTTTTTGAAGTTCAGGACTAGCTAAGTAAGCATCTATAGTTGCTGATATAGGTTGAAATTTTGTATTCTTTTCTATTCCTAATTTTTCATTACCCTCTTTAAAGAAATCATTTGACGTAGCGCCAAGGGCATCAATAACAATTGTAGCAAAATCTTGTGATTTAAGTTTAATTCCTGCAAGGAACCCTGCACGTAGATTGTTAGAGCCAATAGATTTTCTAAGATCACTAAGATACATAATGTTTTTATCATACGTATCTAATTGACTTTTAATATCTAAAGCTTGTGAGACACCTCTCATTTTGTAATCATCAGGAGTTCCTGACATGGATGTTGTCATCTCTTGAATACCTGCTGGATTATCAATCAACGTCATTTTTGGTAAACCTGTATCAGGATCTATTTCTGAAGTTGGCCTGTAGAACAAAGGACCTGTTGGTGTGTTTATAGTGTATCCTACAAAAGGATCGCCGTATCCACCTTGTCCGTCAGGTAATCTAAATTGTCCTTTTTTTGGTGTGCGTTGATCTACGTTAAAATCTATCTCTTTTAATTTTGCTGCTTTAAAAGCATCTGTGTACGCTTTCATTTTCGCTGCGTCTCTTGCAATATCAGCGTTGTACATTGAAGTTGCTAATTGTGTTTTAACACCTCTGTTTATATCCATGATTGTTTTTCGTTGAGCAATATCAGCAGCTCTTTGTTGTAGTTTTGCTGTTAACATACCTTTTCTATTTGCCACTGCTTCTGCTCTTTGTGCTTGGTTTATCTTTGCTAAGTTTGCTGCTAGACCTGATCCCGCGTCTGCTAAAGTAGCTCCTATTTTACCATCTTCAGTTGGTCTCATTAGTCCAAAACCAAATTGAGCTAATGCTAATTTTTTCTGACCACTAAAATCAGTAGGTGCATAAAGTGCCTCTATTTGTGCATCACTTAACGTTGGAGTTTTTGGTACATCATCTTCTGTTACCAATAAATCTTGAAAATAAGCCATTGGGTTTTGAGCAGTAGCTACAGGAGGAGCGCCAATATCAAACTCATCACTGAGATCAAAGATATTTACTACATCATCTTCAGCCATCAAGCCTCCTAACTAGCTGGTAAAGACGCTAATCCAAAAGCGCCTGCTGGATTATTACCTGATATAATGCCATACGTGCCGAGTCCTGCACCAATAGCACCAAGTAAAGGATTAGTATAAGTACCTGCTTTTTGTTGCATAGTTTGTTGATACGAAGGAATACCCTGTAAAACATCCGAGAAGAAACCCATTCTCTTAAATGGTTCTTGTTGCCTTTCAATAGCTTGTCTGAATTTTTCATTTTCTTCTTGTTGTTCTTGTGCTTGTTGTGCACCACCTAAAGTAAATAATGAGCCAAGCCCTTGTTGCGTCATGCCAAACTGTTGTGCGCCGAGGCCCGCGACTTGTGCACCAAGACCTGCTTGAGTTTGTCCAAGTTGTCCAAACAAAGGAGCTGCTTGTAAACGTCTATTAGCTGCTGACTCATAGGTGCCAATAGCTTTGTCCTGTGCTTGTTGAAAGTTTTGCGCCAAGTCTTGAAAAATTCTTCTTGATTTTATGTCTAGAATATTTTTGTCAAGCTCCGCTTCTTGAACTGCTTGACGTGAACCACCAAACGCACCCGCTCGTTGAGCTTGGTCTTCCAATTGATTTCGTTGCATTGCTGCTTGTTCATCTATTTGTTTTAACGCTTCTTTTGTAACATCAGCTTGGTACTTGTTAAAAAATTGTTGATAATTACTAGCAGACGGATCGTATTGTCCTTGTGCCGCTTGTAATGATGGAATGCCTTGTCCTGCTGTAGACATTCCTGTTCCAACTGCTCCTTGTGCCGCTGTAAAAAAAGGATCGAAAGCTGCACCTGCACCCGTTGGCTGTCCCGTTTCAGGATCTATACCGTATAAACCAGCGGTTCCTGCTATTGCAGCTTCTTGCAATGGCTGAAAACCAATTATCTCTTGTTTAGGAATACCTGCAGGGTCAGGTAATTTTGTTTTATCATAAGCCCCTTGTAAAAGATTTCGTTGAAATTCCTCCAAATATGGAGGAGGAGTCATAGACGAATAAGTAACGGCCATTATACTATACCTCTTCCTTTCGAAGACTCAGGGTCCAATTTATTCATCATGTTGTACATTGCTTTTGGTCCGCCTGCGTTGTCAACTGCTTTTGCTGTAAATACAAATTCGCCGTCACTCAACATTGCTGGTATTTTGTCGTCCTTTGGACCTCCTGGTCCACTTATCATCCCTAATTTTCTTGGGAAAAAAGCTGTGATGCCTGGGTTTTCTTCTATTTTATCCATCATTTGATTACCTGACATATCTGGTGTTAAACCTGGAACACCTGTTCCGCCGCCCATAGCACGTCTAACAGGTAAATTAAAAGTCATTCTGTTTGGATTTCCACCCATTGCTAGTTTAGCAATACCGCCTTTAGCTACTTGAATTGTTCTTCCCTCTTCATCTGCAGTGAAGTTTTTATATGTTCCTGTATCATAATCAAAATAATCATATGTTTGTCCATCTTCAGGATTATAAAGAGTCCCTCTAATCTGCTCTTCTAAAAAAGGAGTTCCACCTAATTCACTACCAAATTTATTTGAAACAAGCATCATTCTTTCTTTCATTTCTTTTTCTTTTCTTAATTCATTTGCCATTTCTTCATCGAATTGCCTTTTCGCTAAAATACTATTCATTATACCAAGACCTATACCTGCTTTCTCTTTCCCTGTAAGCCCGAGACCTTGAGCTATGTCTTGTGCGGTTCCTAATACACCTGATCCTTCTACAAGAGTCTTATTTGTTGGGCTTGTTATGACTCTATCAAATCCACCGAGAAATTGTCTACCCATGTCTCCAAATCTACTTAGATTTCCCATTAGTGTTTCTAAGCCAAAAGGTTTTCCTCCTGGCATTATGCCTGACGCTCCTAATGTTAAAGCTAATAATGCTAATTCAGGATTAGCAATTCCCGAGTGTTCCCTGGCAAAACTGCCAATATCTCTGACTCCTTTACGTATTCTTCTAAAAACTTTTTTTAACATGTTCTCCTTAGCAATTCATGATATTGTTATAAAAGGCAAGGAGGCTGGCCTTGGATAAATAAGCCTATTTAATTCTATATTTATAGGCAAATATTTGCTATATGACAATAGATATTTATGTTGAGAAAGGAATAGCATGGCTAAAAAAGAACAAGTATTGAAGTTTGATACGATTAGACCATTTGGTCCTACCATTATGAGAGGCAAAATGCCTAATTTTATTACTAAAATGTTGGATGATAAAGCAACAGAAATGCTGAATGATAAAAAATTATCAAAAGAATTTGATCACTCAGGTAACTTAGCAGGTAATGTTAAACAAGAAGTTCGTTATCCTCAAGACTGGATGAACACGGAAGAGTTTATGCCAATGGTGCAATTAATGGGTGAGATGGTAAAGAATTATATTTCTATACCCCCTGCAAGTGAAACAATTAAACCAGAGTTTGTTGGTAAGATGGTTATTGAATCAATGTGGGTCGTGAGCCAGTGGGCGGGAGACTTTAATCCTTTTCATATACACGAGGGTCAATTATCAGGTGTGTGTTATTTACGCGTACCAAAAAGTTTACCAGAAGAATACGCAAAAGAAGATCACTATCCAACAGTGGGCGATATATGTTGGTTCAATGGTCAAGCGGCAACGTTTAGTGGGCATAAACATCAAGAATCACCAAAGGTTGGCGACATCTTTTTGTTTCCTAATTGGTTAGCACACGGTGTGTATCCATTTAGAACACCAAATGAAGAGCGACGTTCCGTATCTTTTAACTTACATTTAATTAAAAAAGAAGAACCAGCACCCTTGGAGAACTAATGCAACATAATAAAAATACAGAATTTGTCATGTACGTGGACAATTTTTTAGAAAAAGAAACTTTAATATCATTGCAAAATAATCTCTCTCTTTTGGAATATAAGCAAGTTCAAAATCCAAACGGTGAACATTATGGAATGCGACACACTTTTCCTAAAAGTTTTTTTGATGATCCTTTATTAAAACTAATTAAACAATATTTTTTTCCACATAGAGATTTAAAAATTCAATCTGTTAGTGCACACATAAGAAACAATACCAAAGAACCTCTGTTTCACATAGATGATCAAGATTATCATACGGGGGGAACTCTTTGTGCTAATTTTCTTTTATTTGTGAAAGGAGAACCTCTTTTAAATAACGGAACTGGTTTTTTACATAATCATGAGTTATCTTCTCATGTTGGTTTTGTTGAAAATAGAGCTTTGTTTTTTAACGGAAGTAAAATTTGGCACAGTGATTTACAGTCTTTTGGAGATAGTTCCGAAAGATATACGTTAAATATTTTTTATTATGAAGATAAATAGATTACCTGTTTTTACACAAGAAGTTTTTTATTTTAAAATGCCCAATTTTAATGATTATCAAGAGCAAATTAAACAAATTGTTTTAGTTGAAAATAATAAAAACATTCATAATCACACTACTTCCCCAAAAGAGCAATGTAACGTTATGGCTAAAAGAACGGCATGGAACTCACATGAAAGATACAATATCTTACATTTAATTTGTGACGAAATAAAAGAAAATATTCAATTTTTTGTAAAAGAAGAAGGATATGATATTCCTAAAATTAATGTAAAAGATTGTTGGTTAAATTGGTATAATAAAAACCATTATTCACAACCACATTATCATGGAAATGATTTATCAGTAATTTTATTTGTAGACGTTGAGGACTCGGACAGTGAGGTCTTTTTTCACGCTGACAATAGTGCTGTTTTTGTTAAAAAAACAGAAAGTGATTCAAATTTTAGTAATATAAAAAAAGTAAACGTAAAAAATGGTGACGTTATATTTTTTGATGGCAATGTTTATCATTCCGTCAGTCCAAACACGAGCGATAATATGAGAATAACCATGGCAATAAATTTTTCTGTTTATTACGATCAAGAAAGAAATGAATATTAATAAAATACCAATGGTCCGTGTGACGTGGCTTGATGCTCGTGACACAGAGACAGGTTGGCTTGATATAAAAGATGTTGTCGACGCTCCGTTGGCCGTGTGCCAAGAAGTAGGATGGATGGTACATAACGGTCCAGAAAAGATAATTATTATGCGTTCCTACAGCAAAGACAAAGATGAAGTATCAGGAGGTGGTGCTATCGCTATACCAAAAGGATGGATTAAGAAAATAGAATATTTAACAGTAAGTTATGCAACTAAGTAAGTTTGATATTTTTCCAACAGAAATAATTTCTTTTAAATTTAGTAAAGAAGAAATACAACCTCTTCTTGATGAGATAAGTAAAAAAAAGAATAAAATAAAACAAACAAGTGCTTTTTATAACGGAAAACAAATTGGAAAATATTTTACTGATTATTTAAATCCAACAAAACTACATGAATATGAAAAATTAATGATAATGGTTGGTAATTATTTTATTAATAATAATAAAACTTTTAATGTTGGAACTTATTGGAGTGCTATTTATTTACAAAACTCTATTCATCAAACACATAATCATGTAAATTTTACTAAAGATAATACACATAATTATTCAACTGTTTTATGTTTATCTAATATAGGAGGAACAAAATTTTTTAGTTCAAATAGTACGAGCGCAATGGATGAAATTACAATTCTATCTGAGGTTGGTAAACTTATTTTTTTCCCTGCGAATTTATTACACAACGGAACTAACGATGAAAGAGGAGAGAGAATAATTATATCTTCAAATGTTGGAATATATGAATCCTAAAATTTTTATAGGAACACCGTGTTATGGCGGTATGATTACGGCTGATTATTTTAAAAGCTGTTTACAACTAACAGCATTAGCAGCGACTAAAAAAATAGAATTACAATTTGGCACTATAGGTAATGAGTCTTTAGTAACGAGAGCTCGTAATACATTGGTGCAATTGTTTATGGATGAGCCTCGATATACACACCTTTTGTTTATTGATGCTGACATTGCTTTTAGTCCAGAGGCTGTATTTCGTATGTTAGATTTAGATGAGGATGTTGTAACAGGTGTTTATCCTCGCAAAACAATTGATTGGACAAAAGTAAAAAAGAAAGCAAAAGATAATCCAAATATATCGGAAGATGAATTACACGCAGCTTCACTGCAATATAATCTAAATGTTAAAGATCCAAACAAGGTCATGGTTAATAAAGGGTTTATTGAAGTTTTAGATGGGGCAACAGGTTTTATGTTAATTAAGAGAAGTGTATTTAAAAAGATGGCTTTAGCTTATCCAAACTTACGTTTTAAATCAGACCAACATTTAGGTGATCCACATGATAAAACGTTTGGTTATCACGACACTTCTGATTGGAACTATGCTTTTTTTGACACCATGATAGAACCCGATACGAAAAGATATTTATCGGAAGATTATGCTTTCTGTCGTTTATGGCAGAAAATAGGTGGCAAAATATATGCTGATATTGCAAGTGGCATGACACACTACGGTAATTATACGTTTAGAGGCAACGTAGGTACTCAATTCTTGCCACAAAACAATAAATAATTTAGTATACTCCGACATGAAATTAGTAGATTTAAAGTTCCAACCAGGCATTGATAAACAAGACACCGCTTACTCAGCAGGAGATCAAAGACGTTATACTGACTCAGATTTTGTACGTTTTCACTACGGAAAACCTGAAAGATGGGGTGGTTGGGCTTATTTACCTAATCCAAATAAAACAGTTGTGGGCGTGGTCCGTGATACACATAGTTGGATTGGTTTAGATGGCACCAGGTATCTTGCTTTAGGAACCGATAGAAAATTGTATCTTTTCTCCGAGGGTGCTTTGTACGATATTACACCAATTAGAGAAACAGCTTCACTTACAAATCCTTTTACAACAAATGGCACAACCACTGTCACGGTAACAGATTCAGCACACGGTGCCGAAGTTGGTGACTTTGTAACTTTTGATTCTTTTTCTACCATTGATGGTTTGGATATGAACAATGAATTTGAAATTATAACAGTTCCAACTCCTAATACGTATACGGTAACACACACAGACACAGCTTCTGGTTCTACAGCAGGTGGAGGTGGCACAGGTAATGCTAATTATCAAATCAGTGTTGGTCAATCGACATCCACATATGGTTATGGATGGGGTACTTCTACATGGAGTGCGGAAGCGTGGGACGAGCCGCGGTCCTCGTCTAGTGTTGTAGTGGCAGCGAGAAACTGGTCATTAGATAATTTTGGTGAAGATTTAATTGCTACCGTATTAAACGGTAAAACTTTTATAAAAGATATTTCTGGCGCCATAGACGCAAGAGCAACAGCTCTATCTAATGCTCCAACGGCATCAAGATTTAGTTTAGTTTCCACAGACACCAGACATCTACTTATATTTGGTACCGAAACAACTATTGGTACACCAGCAACACAAGATGATTTACTATTTAGGTTTTCTGATAGAGAAGATGCAACGGATTACACACCTGTTGCAACAAACGAAGCAGGCTCACTTAGAATATCCGATGGTTCTAGAATAATAGGTGCTGTAAAATCATCGGGTCAAATATTGGTTTGGACGGATACATCACTTCACGGTATTCAATTTGTTGGTTCACCGTTTACTTTTGGTCTTAGACAACTTGGTGCAAACTGCGGTTTGATAGCACAACATGCAGCAATAGAAGTAAATGGTAGAGCCTATTGGATGTCCGATGATGCGTTTTATATGTATGATGGTGTTGTCAAAAAAATGCCATGTTCCGTACAAGATTATGTTTTTGATGACATAAGTTATACGAACAAGAATGATATTGCGGTAGGGCTGAATACAGCATTTAACGAAATTATTTGGTATTATCCTTCTGCAAGTGCAACACAAATAGATAGAGGCGTTGCTTATAATTATTTAGAGAATACATGGTACACGGTCAGTCTTGGTAGAACCACGTGGCTTGGTGCGTATGTCTACGAATTACCAATTGCTACAGAGTACAATGCCAGCACAACAGCAAACGTATCAACAATATTAGGACTTACAGCTGGTGCGTCTTTTATTTATGAGCAAGAGACAGGTAATAACCAAGCAGATGGTACAGCTATTTCTGCGTTTTTACAGACAGGTTCGGTAGAGATTGCTGATGGTGATGAGTTGATGTCAGTCAGTAAATTAGTGCCTGACTTCGATAATTTAGCTAACAATATGACGGCTACGTTGACCTTGGAACAATATCCACAATCTGCAGATACAGTGACTACATCAGGAACTATTAGTAGCACAACAGAGAAAATTGATGTAAGAGGGAGAGGTAGAGCAGTGAAAATCAAATACGAAACAAATACTGTGGGCGACACCCCTTGGAGACTTGGTTCAACGAAGATACAACTTAGACCAGACGGAAGAAGATAATGGCAAAAATAACAATTACTAGATTACCCAACGCTACACCAGAATATGATCCTACTCAATACGATCAGTTGATAAGGTTAATTGAACAAATAATTTTATTACTTAATACGAACTACCAGCAAGATATTAACGATAAATCAGACGCAAGGAGTTGGTACTTTGGCTGATACGTTTAAAAGCGAAATGTTAGATGTCACTACGACAGACTTGACACCTTTACTTACGGTGCCAACCGCAGATGCTGGTGCTACACCTCCTGTTCCTCCAACAACCTTTGTTGTAAAATCAATATTGGTTTGTAACGATTCTGGACATACTACCTTATTAGATGTTGAAGTATTAAGATCTTCCGCTACTTTTGAATTATTTAAACAAAAAAGTATTGCTACAAACACAACAACAGAATTACTAGAACAACCATTAGTTTTACAAGAAAGTGATGTTATGAAGGTGCAAGCAAACGCTGCTAATCAAGTTCATATAACAGCTAGTTTCTTGCAAATAACAAAAGGAGAATTGTAATCGACCTTCACTCTTTATTTATTACGCCCGTCTTTTCGTTAGAATTAAAAGGCCACGAACACTTAGTTGATAGCATTTATCAAATGAGAGAAAATGATGAAAAGGGTATGCCGCGGTCCAATGTTGGTGGATGGCATTCACATGATGAAATATACAATATTAAAAAGTTTAGACCTCTTGTTGGTGATATTCTTAAATATTCCAAAGATTGTTTTAATCATATGGATGTTAAAGATAATTTTGTTCCTGAGATGACAGGAATGTGGGCTATGATTAATCCACCAGGATCTAGAAATAATGTACATACGCATCCATATAATTACTTATCGGGGGTTCTATATTTAAAAACACCTCCTAAAAGCGGAAATATTGTCTTTTTAGAGCCTAAACCACAAGCAGAGGTGCTTTCTCCCCCTAAAAAGGATAACGCTTCTATACACCTCGCTCACAGCGTACAATGGGAGCCTAAAGAGAATTCCTTGATTTTTTTCCCATCTTGGTTACAACATGAAGTACAAATAAATAATTCTGATGAAGATAGAGTCATCATCAGTTTTAACATAAATTGGAGAAACGAAGATGCCGATAGTTGAACCCGCAGAACTACTAGGTCACGTTACGACTGAAGATGGAAGAAGAATTCCACATTATAAAGTGAAAACGGAAACGACCATTACAAACATTGATACAGGTCAAGAGTATGAATCAGAAGCTGCTATGCAAGCCGATATAGATGATCCTAATACATCAACTACTGTTGAGAAAATTAGAAAAGATGTAAAGGTTTTTGCACCATCACTGGCAGACATGTTAGGTGTAACGCCTGAGTAGTGTCTCAAGTATTTATACAAGAAAATTTTTTTCCAACTGAGTTGCACAAAGAAATTGTACAACTTATGATTAACACTGAATATGAACCTCCCGCTAAAGAAAAAAGAGAAATGCATAAAGGAGCATATTGGCATCAACATGTTTTACCTAATAACTGTGATGTTCAAATTGAAATAAAAAAATTAATAAAAGAAAAATTTAATTTTAAGGTATTAAAATTTATTGAGTCCGCTTACACAATGGTTGGAGCTTCAGACAGACCAAGACCTCACATCGATCAAGCTTGTGGTACAACACATCAATGTTTGATTTACATGCATGGAGAAGAATCAACAAATAATGGAACAGGGTTTTATCATGAGGTGTCTCCAGAAAATTTAGAATTAAGTATGCATATTGGTTTCAAACACAATAGAGCTATTTTTTTCTCGTCGGATGTTTACCACTCACCTTTGCAATGGGCAGGTAACGGATCTTTTAGATATTCAATTTGTAATTTTTTTACCTAAGCGCTACAAGCCTCACACTCTACTTCAGAATCTAAACCAGTTAAAGTAATTTCCGTATTAGATGTATAAGGTTTACCCTCAATTACAGGATGACAACTACAGCCTTTTAAATGTTCTGATAATGTTTTTTCTATTTTTTCTTTTTCTCTTTCCACTGCTAATAAACGTTCGTGGTATCTGCTCACCTTATCAGCAAGGGTAGCTATAGCCTTCAATACTTCTTGATTTTCCATAATATCTCCTTGATTTGTAATTTTTGGGTGAGATCTAATTTAAACATGTGTATATAATATTTCAAGAAATCTTTTTAAATTGTTTTCTTGACAGGTAATTCATGTTATGAAAGGGACAGAAAAAAGAATGAAAGCACAGACAACATTATTTGGGAAAATAGTTAAACGTTATGACATTCCTTTAAATCTAATAAATGATTTTAATTTAAAGTTTGAAGCACACAGAGAAAGCCTTAATTCTTTTGGACCAAGATTAGCGGGAAGATTAAACACTGAATTAGAGTTTACTCATCTTTTAGGACAAACGAAAATGGCAGAAACTATTAGTGACTGTATCAATGATTATATTGATACCCTAGAAAAACTTGGAATTTTCGAAGAAGAAAAAAAACTACACATTTTAAGTTGTTGGGTGAATGATATGAAAGAAGGTGAATACAATCCTCCTCACACTCATCATGACATGACGGGATGGTCAACTGTTTTATTTTTGAAAGTTCCAGAATTTATTAATGACGCTAAAGAGCCACACAAATTTAAAGATGGTAAATTAGGCTTTATTTCAGTTAACGGTGTTGGATCTGTTTGGATGGAACCTAAAGTAGGGCATTTTTATGTTTTTGAAGCAAGTCATCAACATTGTGTTATGCCTTTTAAAACTAAAGTAAAAGACGAAGTTAGAAGGTCTATGTCTTTTAATTTTATAAATCATGTTAAATAAAAAAATTACTTTCTGTGCTATAGATGAAAGTATGTTAGAGGTATGGCCTCATCCACAGCCAGCATCACGATTTATACCAGAGGAATATAAGAAATTAGAAAGGTTTTATAACGGTGATATGCATAAAGCTACTTTAAAAACATGCATACCTTTTTTAGATTCTTTAACAATGGGATATATAATTCCATTTGATCAAGATTACGTAGTAGATCCTGTTGAAAATGATTTCACTGTTTTACCAGCCAATAAAGAACAAAATGATTTTGGATTTCATAATCAAGCACAACTTCCTGAAGAGTGGAAAAAAATGGCAGGTGAAAACGCAGGAAAATTTCATAATAAATGGTTGATAAAAACACCCCCTGGTTATAGCTGTTTGTTCATAAAACCAATGAATAGAATAGAAACAAGGTTTGAAATTATAGCAGGAATAGTAGACACGGACACGTACGTTAATACAATCAATTTTCCTTTTATTTTACATAAAAGAGATGAACAGTTTTTAATAAAAAAAGGTGAACCTATGGTTCAAGTTATTCCTTTTAAAAGAGATTCTTGGAAAATGTGGGCAGGTTTTTACATGGAAAAACTACACAGTAAAACTATCAATTTGTTGAACAGTGAATGGGTTGATAGATATAAAAAAATGTTTTGGAATAAAAAAAATTTTAAATGATTACTATAAAGGATTTCATAAAATGTTATCCTAATATTTTAGATAATACTTTATGTGATGACATCATTAACAGTTATGATTTTGATAAAGAAGAAAGAGCCACTATTAATGAAAAAGAAGTTTCAGATATTAGAAAAGTATATCAACATCGTTTACATGAAAAATTTGATACAATTATTTTTAATAAAGTAGGAGAGATTATAAAAAAATATCATCAAGAATTTCCTTGGTTTCCTGCTCATACTTTAAAAGACACGGGGTATGTGCATCTTTGTTATAAAGGAGGAGACAACGGAGAATATAAAATGCATATTGATTCAGATCATTTTATTAGAAGAATGTTAAGTATTTCTTTTACGTTAAATGAAAATTATAATGGCGGTGATTTTTTATTTTTTGATGAAAAATATAAAATAGAAAAGAAAAAAGGTATGGCGGTTGTTTTTCCAAGCAATTTTTGTTTTCCTCACGCAGTCACGCCCGTGACTAATGGTGATAGACATTCTATAATAACATGGATTCATTAGAAAAAAACAAATACAAATATGTAAAAAATATATTGTCGCCCGATATGGTTGAGTTTTTAACTTCTTATAGTTTAAAAAATCTTACAGTGGGTGATGAGGATGTTCCTTTGTCTTCAGCAAGTCATTCAATAAATTCTGAAATTTATACTCACATGATTCATTATCTTTTACCCACCATAGAAAAAGAAACAAATTTAAAATTAAAACCCATATATTCTTACAATAGAATTTATTTAGGTGGCGCTGAATTAAAAAAACACGTGGACAGAGCTGCTTGCGAAATTAGTGCATCAATAACTTTAAAATATTTTTATGAAGATGAAAATTACAAATGGCCTTTATGTATGGGAGATACTCCTATTGTAATAAAGTCAGGAGATGGTGTTATATATAAAGGTTGTGAAATACCTCATTGGAGACCTGTTTTTAATCAACCAAAAGAATATTGGCATCATCAATTATTTATTCACTACGTAGATGTAAACGGTCCTTATGCGGATATTAAAGAAGAACTTTAAGAATAATTAGAATCGTATGCCATCCAATTAGCTAAAGCATTACTTGTGCCATTAGCTGCATCATCAGCTACAGCATTATCGTAAGCAGTTTGTGCATCGATAATTTGACCTTTTCTAGTTTCTGCCCAAGTAAGTAAAGCAGCGATAGTTGTTGATCCTACAGCGTCACTTGTAGCATTTAAATCTGTATTGTTAGTCATATTACCTGTAGATGCGTCTTTATTTTGAATTTCATTTTGTCCTGGAAGATTATTCCAAATAACAGCATGAATTGTGTCAGGTAAAGCTGGCATTGCATTACCTTTATCAGCCCAATCAATATGAAAAGAATCATCCACTTTTATATAACTGCCATTTCCAATTACTATTTGCGTTGCCATTTATATCTCCTAATGCTTTATTATATAGTTAACCACCACATAAGGTGAGAATGAATTATTACCCGCTGCTGTTACAGTTCCTGTTAAGGACGTTGTAATATTACCTGACAATGTTCCAGATAAAGTGTGACCATGATTATGTCCAGTTCCTGAGCCACTATTACCTGTAGTTGCTGATTGAAGACCCGAACCACCAACAAATGCAGAAGGAGTACCTGGTTGACCAGCACTACGTTGATCTCTTCTATCAAAACTATGTGAGTGCGAAGCCAATTGTGCTGATGTTAAAGAAGTATTTGAAATATTACCTGTTATAGTTACCGTTTGGTTTGAAGCGTTCGTAGCCGCTTGGTTATTAGTTACCGCTACAGTTACTGTATTTGCACCTCCAGTGCCTGCTAAGTTGTATGTATTACCATCATAACCTTGTGGCATTTTACCTTGTAATTGAGGAACGTTGAACGTTGTAGAACCATCACCAGATCCGTAGGTTGTAGAAATTACCGCAAATAAATCTGCATAGGTTGATCTTGATACAGCCGACCCATCACATAATAAATAACCGTCTGGAGCTGTGGTTTTAGTCCAAGGCTTGATTGCGCCTACTTCACTTCTGTTTACTATATCTTGTAAGTTAGCCATAATTAGTCGTTATACTTTAATAACCAACCGTTGTCACTGTCATAGTACACCAACGCTATACCAGCTCCATTAGTTGAAATTGTTAAATCTGCAGCAGATCGTTGAATCTTTTGACTGTTTCTTCCAACAGTAATGTTGTTGGTAGCTGCTGTACCATGAGAGTCAATAATTTTTACTTGATCTCCAATAGAAGGACCAGCAGGTAAAGTTATAGTGACCGCACCGCCAGATGTATCGACAAAAATGTTATCACCAGCAGATGCTGTGTAGTTTCCTGATTTTTCAATCCAGGCTTCACCTAAACCAGCTAAAGTAAATATGTCATACCAGTTTGTACCATCTGTAGACACTAATCTGTATTTACCATTTGTAATAGTAACGGTGTTTCCTGTAGCACCTAATCTAGCAGATATATCAGCGCCACCAGAAATGTTGTTATAAAGTCCGTAAGTTTTTTGCGTTGCTGGAAATTGTACTGTATGAGTTGTAGAAACTGTTCCTGTAAAAATTATTTGATTTTGTCTAGCTTCGTTGTTTGCTTGCGTTTGAGGACCATCGTTATTTGTTAATGTAGTCTCTGTTCCAGAAGTAATTGCTTTAGAATAGACACCTGCAATTGCAAATTCAAAAACCTGAGAGAAGTTATTATTCGTAATAGTACCCCAAGTACCTGAATTCTCTCCTGTTGTTTGTAGCTCTATTCGTAAGCCTGTTGAATAAGTTGAACTCATTTAATCTCCTAATAAAGTTTTAAGTATTATTTTAAAGTTTGTCAAAACTTTTTTATGCAGCTTTATGAACTTCTGTCCAACTTATATCGCTGTTTGAGTCATCTACAACAGACCAGAAGGTCCCTTGTAAAGTTCCAGTTGTACTTGTAGCAGAAACTCCAGTGGTTGTAAAGCTTACATCTGTCCTAATACTTACTGTTCCTGTGCTAGCTGTGGCAGAAACACTAGGTGCTTCATAGCTAGTTTCTTGTGATTCTTCCCCTAATGCTAAGGTTAAACCTATGCCAGTAGGAGATACAGTCGCTCCTGCAGTGGTAGTTACGTCACCTTCTGATAAAGTTAAACTATTACCCGAAGCAGTTACAGTGGCTCCCCCAGTAGCTGTCTCTTCTCCAAGAGATGCTGTTGTATTTACACCAGTTAAGGTAACGTTTGCATCTCCTGTCATGGTTAAAGTTCCTGAAGATGCTGTTGTTCCTACACCTGGAATATCAATTGTAGTTGGTAAAGTGCCCGTGCTTGATGTCATTCCATGCTCAGTAACTACGACAGTTATCTGACCATCACCTGATATTGAAAAAGTTCCTATTGACGAAGTTGATTGAACACCTGTTACAAATACAGATGTACCTGGAGTTGCGACTGTCGACGTTAGTTCAACGCCAGTGATCGTAGGCGCAACATCTCCTTGGAAAGTCATTGTACCTGTGTTAGTGGTGCTAGATACTCCAGTTAAAGCATAACTGCTTTGAGTTGTACCCCAAAGGTTATCACCCCAACCTATTATTGTTCCTGTATCACCTTCTGCTCCTCTGTTCCAACCCGATTGAGGCACACCAGTAGCTGTTTCATCACCAAGTGATGCTGTCGTTCCTAATCCTGTAGGAGTGACTACACAAGTTCCAGTGACAGTTTCTGTGCCAAGAGAAGATGTGATTGCATTACCTGTAGCATCAGCGACAGCGACACCTGTAGCAACAGGTGTGCCAAGAGAAGATGTAGTTCCTAATCCTGAAGCAGTTACATCGGCATTACCTGTTGGTGATTCTTCTCCAAGAGAAGATGTCATAGACGCACCAGATAAACCGTTTCCTACTGATAAAATGAAATCACCATTACCCCAAGATGCTGCGTTCCATCCTAGTGGTACTGTTGTGCCTACACCTCTATTCCATCCAGTTAATAATTGGTTATCAACGATTGTTGGATTAGGCATTGTGCCTAACGATGTCGTTACGGCATTACCAGTCGCTGCATACTCAGACGCCTGAGTAGCATCTCCAATACTAAATGTTAGTTGCTGTCCTGTAACACTGAACACGTTTGTTGTGACAAGTGATACAGTTCCAACTGTAGAAGTGAGACCATTACCTGTAGCCTCGACAGGTGCTTGTTCGTTCCAAGCACCCGAACTCCAGGTCTGTCGGCCCCATCCTTGAAGAGAGGCCATAATTTATTCTCCTATGCGATCCTTAAAATTGCAGCAGTTGATTCAGCAGCAGGGAACGTAATTGTAAATGTTCCTGAAGTTGAAGTTTTAACTGCACCAAAATCTAACACACAAACAGATGCATTGGTAGTCAAACCAGATACAGTTGAACTATTATAAATTACAGCAGCTTGTGCTGAAATAGTTGCACTTGTAAATGATATATCAGCAAAGTCACAAACAGCAGTATCTGAAGATAATGTTGGAGTAACAGACGTTAACGCCCCTCCACCTTCTGCGTAAGTTCCTGAAGCTGCTACTTCATCCGTTTGTTGAAATGCAGTTGTTGATTTACTTAATGTTGCTTCGTTGTCGTATAGTGCTAATTTAAAAGCGTTCCCTGTCGTAGCCGTAAAATCGTGTAGGCCTTTCAGGATCTCCACTTTAAAACTGTTACATACAGCTTGAGTAATTGCCATAATAATCTCCTATGGGTTCCTTGATTCGAGAGGGATACGAATAACGCCGTCCCG